CAGCATACACGCAAAAAGAATGAAGGACTCAGCCACAGCATACGCCCGCAGCGTCGTCGACGGTAAGGTGCCGGCCTGCAAGTGGGTTCGCCTCGCGTGCGAGCGCCACGCCAGGGACCGACTATCGGGGAAATGGTTCTGGGATGTCGCCGCGGCCGAGAAGGCAATCGCGTTCTTGCGCTTGCTTCGCCACTACAAGGGCGAGTACGCCGGCCGGCAGTTTGAGCCGCTGCCGTGGCAATGCTTCGTCGTTGGATCGCTCTTCGGATGGAAGCTCAAGAAGGGGGGCCTACGCCGGTTCCGCTACGCGCTCGTGATTGTCCCGAGGAAATGCGGGAAGTCCTTCCTCGGCGCCGGCATCGGACTGCTCATGCTGGCCGGAGACGGCGAGCCCGCGGCCGAAGTCTACAGCGTCGCGACGAAGGAGGATCAAGCGAGGCTCCTCTGGAATGATGGCAAGAACATCGTCGCTCGGTCTCCGGGAGCTGGCGACATATTTAAGCGAACGGTGAACGAGATCCGCCACGAAGCGTCGGCGTCGGTCTGGCGTCCGGTCGGTTCGGATTCCGAAACGCTCGATGGCCTCAACCCGCACGGGATTCTCGCCGACGAGTTGCACGCATGGAAGTCGCGCGCCCTCTGGGACGTGCTTGACTCCGCTACCGGCGCCCGCCGGCAACCACTATTCTTCCAGATCTCGACCGAGGGCAGCGTGCGCGATGGGATTTTCGACGAGCAGGTTGCACTTACTCAGTCGATACTCTCCGACCAAGCCCTCGCCGACGATGCAGGCGCGAACGTGTTCGGCTTGATATTCACCATCGACGACGATGACGACCCGATGGCGGAGGCCTCATGGTTCAAGGCGAATCCGAATCTTGGTTGCGGGAAGTCGCTCGAATACATGCGTGACCAAGCCGCGAAGGCAGCGCTGTCGCCCGGCAAGATGCGGGATTTCCTGGTCAAGCAACTCGACAAGCGCGCTGAGAAATCAGTTGGCGGCTGGCTATCTATGGAGAAGTGGGACGCGTGCGCCGGCGAGGCGTTGACTCAGGCTCAGGTTCTGGCGCGTGTCGCCGGAAAAGAAGTATGGTGCGGCTTCGATGCGTCGCGCTCGCAGGACTTGGCGGCCGTCGCGCTGCTATGGTTCGAGGGCGAGATCGCGTGCGTGGCGTGGCTGTTCTTCACGCCGGGAGAGACGTTGCGCGAGCGTGAGTTGTCGGACCGCGCGCCCTACACCGAGTGGGTTCGCCTCGGCTGGATGATAGCGACCGATGGCAACATCACCGATTATCGGCAGATCGAGGCCGACGTTGTGGCGCTGCTACAGACGGCCGAAGCCGAGGCGTTCTGGTACGATCCCAGCCACGGCCACGAATGCGCGATGCAGATCCGCGAAGCCGTCGGCATGGACGATGTGCTCAAGCGCGAGGACGGCAGCGAGTGGGCGCAGGTGTCCGCGCTGGCGCAGACGTGGGGCAACTTCTCGCGGCCGTATCGCGAGATCGAGCGGCGCGTCATCGGCGGAACGCTGTGCCACTTCGGCAACCCGGTCGCGCGGTGGAACATCCAGAATGCAGTGCCGCACGTCGGGCCGAGCGAGAACATCATGCTCCACAAGGGCCGCAGCAAAGGGCGCATCGATGGCGCCGTCGCGCTGGGTATGGGGTTCGCGGCGCAGCTCACGATGCCGGAGCAAGAGCAATCGGCATACGCGTCGCGGGGGATTATCACGCTATGAGCGCCGCCGAGGAGAAGTACAAGACGGCGAAGGAGCTCGTTGGCGCGTTCGCGGAGATCGGAGTCGTCGTCTCCTACAATCACGTTCGCAACCTGATGCTCATCGCGCCGGGCTCACTCTCCGGGAGATTCGCCCGGTTCTCGGAGCTGCATGCATTCTGGCGCGCATTGCCGCCGGGCTCCAACGTTCGCGAGCTCGCCCGCGCCACTCAGGTCAAAATAGGTCAAATCCGCGTTCTGTAACTGCCCGGCATCACTGCTCATTCTTTGAGCCGTGGCAGGTATCACCGGCTTTCTGTCTGGCCTGAACCCGTTCCGGAGCGCGAAGCACTCGAACGCTACCCTTTCCACGCCCGAACAATGGCTGGTCGAAGCGATGCTTGGCGGGCTCAGGACGAAATCGGGGATCTGCGTTTCGCGCGATACCGCGCTCGGCGTTGCTACTGTATTCGCCTGCGTGAACAAGATCTCGCAAGCTGTGTCATGCTTGCCGTTTCAGGTGTACCGCCGCCTGCCAGGTGGCGGCCGCGAGCCGGCAACCGACCATCCGCTCTACTCGATTCTGCATGACGAGCCGAACCCGGAGATGACATCCATCGATTTCCGGACAGCGATGCAGAGCAACCTGACGCTCCGCCGCAATGCCATTGCCGTCATAGTCCGCGATGGGTTTGGCCGAGTCGCCGAGCTATGGCCGGTCGAGTCGATCAACTACACGATCCGTCGCGATGCCGCCACGAAGCGGCTGGTCTACACTGTCGACGGGAAAGAGTACGGCCCCGAGAGCATCCTCCATCTTCGGCAGTCGACATTCAACGGCGTCGTCGGTCTCGATGCGATGACGCAGGCGCGCGAGGCAATCGCCCTCGCAATCACGCTTCAGGATAACGCCTCCAGATTCTTCTCGAACGCCAGCCGCCCGGGTGGGTTTCTCGAGTATCCTGGCGTCCTCAAGGATGAGGAAGTGAAGCGGCTGAAGAAGTCGTTCGAGGAGTCCTACAAGGGGACGGAGAACGCATACAAGCTCGCGATCCTAGAGCACGGGATGAAATTCGTCGCCTCGCAGACGGACAACGAGAAGTCCCAGCTCAACGAGTCGCGGATGTTCCAGGCAAAGGAGATCGCGCGCATCTTCGGCGTTCCACCGCATAAGGTTGGTATCCTAGACAATGCGACGTTCTCGAATATCGAGCACCAGTCTATCGAGTGGGTTTCGGATACGCTGCTGCCTATCGTCACAGCATGGGAAGCGAGCTGCAACATGCGGCTCCTGACGAAGGAAGAGCGGGCGACGTACTTCGTGAAGCTCAACCTGTCGGGCCTCCTTCGCGCCGACATCAAGACCCGCTTCGAAGCCTACGGCATCGGCCGCCAGTGGGGATGGCTCTGCCCTGACGAGATCCGCGAGCTCGAGGATCAGAACCCGCTGCCGGATGACCTCGGCAAAATCTATCTCGTCCCCGGCAACATGGTACCGGCCGAGAACGCCAAGAACCTCGGCGCCCCGAAACCCTGACGCTTTCAACCGATGAAACTGCAACGGCCGATTCCGCTCTTCACTGCCATCGCTGGCGAGCCGCAGTTCGCGAACCGCGAATGGTTCCGCACTCACGTCGACGCCGCGGACCCGGACACCTCGCACCTCTACTTTCAGGACGAGATCGGGTTCTTCGGCACGAAGCCGGCGGACGTCGTCGCGCAGCTGAACGCGATCAAGACGCCGAAGATCACGATGCACTTCAATTCGCCCGGCGGTTCCGTGTTCGACGGGTTCCAGATCTACAACGTCCTCCGCGCCCACCCCGCGGAGAAGACGGCCGTGGTCGAAGGGCTCTCCGCTTCCATCGCCACCGTCATCATGCTCGCGGCCAACAAGGTCCGCTTTGCGAAGAACGCGCAGATGATGATCCACAACCCGGCGTGCGCGGTGTTCGGTGACTCCGCGTATCTACGCAAGCAAGCCGCGGTCCTTGAGGACATGCGCGATTCACTCGCCGAGATCTATCGCGAGAAGACCGGGAAGACCCGTGCCGAGCTCATCAAGGCGATGGACGCCGAGACGTGGTTCACCGCGAAGGAGGCAAAGGAGTTCGGTTTCGCCGACGTGGTCGCTGACGAGGTCGCGACGCCGACGAACACCTTCGACCTCTCCGGCTACCAGCACGCCCCGAAGCCCGAGGCGGCTCCGGCTGTTGCCCCGCTCGCTCTCTTTCGCCGCCGGCTCGACCTGCTGGCCCGCGAGTAACCAGAAACCAATTTCCAAGGCGCGCCTCTTGCGCTGAGGCAAATCCGAAAACCTAAACCCGTAAGGAATCATATGATCAAGAAACTGTTCCAACGGAAGGGCGAGATCGTCTCCAAGATGCGCGCCCTCCTCGATACCGCCACCAAGTCGAACCGCGACCTCACGGCCGACGAGTCCACGTCCTACACCGCAATGGAGAACGAGCTCGCCACCGTCGAGATCTCCATCAAGCGCGAGCAGTCGGTCGCCACCGCTGAGGCTTCGGTCGCCGGTTTCCGTGATGGCGACTACCGTCCCGGCGTCACCGCTGGCGCCGACAAGCCGAAGAGCGGTCGCGCATCCGACTCCTACCGCTCGGCGTTCCTGAATGGCTACGTCCGCCGCGGCATCAACGGCATGACTCCCGACCACGTCAACGCCTTGCAGGAAGGCACGAATTCGGAAGGCGGCTACATCGTCCCGCAGGAATTCGAGCGCGCCGTGTACACCTCGCTTGTCGAGATGGACCCGATCCGCGCTGCCGCCACCGTCATCCAGACGGCGAGCGACCGCAACATCCCTATCGAGGCGAGCAAGGGTTCGTTCGACTACGTCGCCGAGGAAGGTGAATACCAGCAATCCGACCCGAGCTTCGGCCGCGTCATCATTGGTGCGTACAAGTTCGGCGGAATCGTCAAGGTGTCGGAGGAGCTGCTCCAGGACGCGAGCTTCGACCTCGAAGCCTATCTCCGCCAGCTCGCCGCCGAGCGCACCGCCGCTCTTGAGGCCACTGCGTTCTGCACTGGCAACAACACCGGCAAGCCGTATGGCCTTTTTGCCGTAACCGCCGTCGGCGGCGTGAACGTGCAGGGCATCACCGGCGCCGTCAGCGCGACTCCGGCCATCACCGGCGACAACCTCATCGACGTGTTCCACACCCTCGGCAGCGCGTACCGAAAGAACGCGTCTTGGCTCATGGGTGACGGAATGGTGAAGCTCATCCGCAAGCTCAAGAGCTCGGATAACCAGTATCTCTGGCAACCTGGCCTCGCGGATGGACAGCCCGACCGACTGCTCGGCCGTCCATTGCTTGTCTCCGATGGCGGTCCCACTGCGGCTGCTTCGGCCAAGACCGTCGTCTTCGGCGATCTCAAGCGCTACCAGATCGTCGACCGCCTCGGCATGACGATGCAGCGCCTGAATGAGCTGTACGCCGCGAATGGTCAGATCGGCTTCAAGTTCTCCGCCCGCCATGACGCCGAGCTGCTCGACGCGAAGGCCATCGTGACCTTCACGCACGGCGCAGCCGCGTAAGCAAACGCTGGATAATCTCGCGCCCGGGCGGCTACGGCCGGCCGCTCGGGTTATTTCACGAAGGCCGACAATTTCCCTCTCCATGAAAGTCCGCTTTCTCACTCCGATGGCCACCGCGAGCGACTCGTTCGACCAGGACGAAGTCCGCGATCTTTCGCAGGTCCAGGCATCGCAACTGATCGCCTCCGGCATTGCCGA